TCACTGGGCCGTCACCTTCAGCCAGCGGTCCGGGTTCTTCTCGGCCTCCCTGGCCACCAGAGCGTCCTTCTGCTCCTCGGGCAGGTCGGTCGAGATGTAGACGTGCCCCCGGCTGGGCTTGTGCTCCGGCGCATTGGAGAAGGCCTCCACGGTGTAGAGCTGCTCCACTAGACGCTCCCGTTCTGCCAGGCCGTGCGGCTGTCGAAAGTGAGTGTCTTGCCCTCGCGGGACGTCACGAACGCGTCCACCGCCTGACCTCCGTGCTGCCCGTACGGGACCACCTGGCTGCCGTTGTGCGGGTACGGGTAGCTCCAGCAGATAGCCCACTCCTCGCCCTGCCTGAGCAGGGTGACGCGGTCGCCGCCGTCGGTCTCGTAATGGGCCTGCTGCTCCCAGTCGCTCAGGTCGCTCACTGCTCCCCCTCGAATTTAAATTCACCAGTCGCCATCGAAGACCTCGGGCTCGTCGTCGGCGAGCATCGCCATGGCCTGCTCCGAGGTCCCGCCGGGCGGGATGAACGGACAGACAGGCGGGCAGTCGAACGCCCCGTCGCTGCATGTCGGACACTGAGCCACGGACGCCTCCTCGAATTTAAAATCGGCGAACCCCAGATACAACACGAGGCCCACTCCGGAGGTGAATCCAGAGCGGGCCTGCGCGGTCAGGATAGCTGACTTCTGAGCATCCTGCGATTTCTCCAATAATCCTTGGAGTGGAGGGTTCCCGTCCCCTCGAATTTAAATTCCGAAGCGGTGGATCTCGGTCGAGAAGGCCGAGATCTGGATGGCCCTGGCGAACTCCCAGCGGAGCGGGTCCGAGGCGTCCAAGGCCATCATCAGGATCGCCTCCTCGTTCCCCTCGTCCCGCAGGGCCCGAGCGGTCGTCATGCCCGCCTGGAAGCCCCGCAGGGAGAGGACGTAGCCATCTGGCTCCTCAGTCAGCCCGTAGCGCTCCAGAACCTCGTGGCGCTCCAGGCCGTACCGAGTGGCACCTCGCCCAAAACGCTGACCAATCGCCGTAGTTCGCCCTACCCTCCGAAGGTGGATCACACCTACGCCATCCAGTCTCTGTCCGCGTTCCTTCAAGAACTCAAACCGCTCATGGCCGACTTGGAGGTGGCCGCAAAGAGGAGGGACGGGCAGTGGCCCGACTGGCCACATGAGCAAGCGGTCACCCTGGCGGAGCTGCGCCCGATCATCGAAACCTACGTACCAAACGGGCTCGCAGCGCTGTCCGACTATCGTCCCGACAGCATCGCCTACTGGGAGTTAACGCGTCTAGCGGCAACCGAAGCTCTCGGGCGCGCCAAGTTCGCCAACGACAATCCGACGTTTCAGCACACGAGCACGCCATCGTTCGACGCTAGAGCTCTACACCCATGGGTCTGGGAGCCGGCCGCGCCGCTTTGGGCCGCCGAAGCCCACCAAGACGCAGTACTCGCAGCCGCCCGTGTGATCAACCGCCGTCTTCAACTCAAACTCGGTCGGCACGACGTCGGCGACAAGAGCTTGTGCATGCAGTCATTCTCCACCAAGGACCCTACAAACGACCAACCACGGCTCCGTTTTACAGGTGACAGAAACAGCCAGACCTGGGTGGCCCGCCAGGAGGGGGCCATGCTTCTGTCCGCCGGGGCCTTCTTCGGCATCCGCAACCTGGCGGCACACGAGGAGACGGTCACCTGGACGCCGCAGGAGGCGCTGGAGTACCTGGCGACCTTCTCCGTCGTGGCGCGGTGGATCGAGGAGTGCTCCGTGGAGACCGCGCCCTAACTCTTCGAGGGCACCGCGGCCTCCACGGATTCCTGAGCTATCCAAGGGCGCCAAGCAGGTGAGGGCCCGCCACCGCGTGAAAACCGGCGACGGGCCCTCGCCCCCTGTGGATCAGACCATGTGGCCCTGAGCGCGGGTGCTGGGCTTGTCGTCACCGGACTCGTGCTGATCCTCGACCTCGAACAGCTTCCACTCGGGGTGGAAGTCAGGGTGGTCTGCGTACGCCGCAACAAGGCAGTCAATCACCGGCCTCCGTCGATCCATTCGCATCGCGGCGGCCGTGCCCACGACCAAGTCCCAGGCATGGGCTCCCCAACGAGACAGATCCCCGCCCTCTGGCAGGCGCGGCGGCTCCGTCGTCCACCCCAGGAGCCTTCGCTTCGTCTTGATGTCGGCGAGCACCCGGGCTTGCAACCCTGCCACGTCCGCGCTCTTGCCTGGCTTCAGCGCAAGAGCGCCCTTCTCGTCCTCGCGAAGGCGGGCCACCAGGAACTCCACCTTGACCTCGAAGTCGTCTCGCATCATCGCCATCTCCCCCTCATCGGTAAGCGCTGATGCCATCATTCACGGCAATCCGTCCCGTCGTCGGGCAACTTGCGCTCCGTGCCAGGTCACCGGTATGACTCCGCGATGATGCGCCTCCGCATCTCCGCGAGGAGCTCCGGGGAGACCGCCGCGGACTCCAGGGGCCCCTGAGCCGGCTGCCGCTCCGGAGCCTTCTCGACCAGGATCGCCGGGGTGCTCGGGACCGGCCCGACCTCTGCCTCCTTGGCCTTCAGGTGCGCGTACATGGCCAGCTCGTCCCCGGCCTCCACGAGGGCCCTCCAGGCCCCGTCAGCGTCCTGCGGGAGCGGGTTGGCCGCCAGGTACTCATCCCGCTTCGGGGAGGCCGTGGAGAGGCGGTACGCGAGGTATCCGGCCGGAGTGCCACGGCGGGCCGAGGCCCCCTGAACCGCCCGGTCCTTGGCGGCACGAGCCTTGCGGATCTCCTCCCGGAGGGAGGCCTCCTCGTACCAGTCCCCGGCCATCCGGTAGTTGGAGGCCCAGCGGATCTCGTAGGCGATCGAGCGGCCCTGTCGGACCTTCGCCACCAGGACCGGGTTCGCCTTCGCCAGGCGGGCCAGGAGCGCCTGGGCTCCCCGCTTCGACAGACCCGTCAGCTCCTCAATGTCGACCACGGAGAGGACGACGTCCTCCAGGCCGCACAGGACCGCGAGGTGCCAAGCCCTCCGGCCCAGCGGGATCACGGCGGTCTTTACCGCATTGTCGTCGTCGACCTCAACCCAGATGTCCAGGCCGGGGTCCAGGGCCGTCAGGACCTGTCCCATCTCGGTCGTGCGGTCCAGCTCGGCGAGGCGGGAGAGGGTCTTCATGCCGTTGACCAGGACCTCCTGGGCCCTCTCGCTGATACGCGCACTCAGGGGCGCATTACCCTCCCCCAGCTCCTTCCTTCCCTCCTTCAGGGCCAGGTCCCCCAGGGGGCCTTCAAGGGCCTGGGAGTAGTTAGGTGAAGTACTGCGCCCCTGAGTGCGCGTATTCGAGCGGAAGCGGATCTCCATCTGCTCGCGCTCCTCAGCGGTGGCCGAGGAGGCCCCACGGGTCCTGGTCCAGATGAACCCGTGCTGGGAGACCTGGCGGTCCTGGGCCACCGTCTCCCGGACCATGCGCGTGGTGAGACCCGCCCAACGAGCCAGTCCACGGGTACCGCTGATGTACGGGCGGGTGGTGACGGTCCAGGCGAGGGCCAGCTCCATCAGGGCCTCGGAGCGGCCCACGGAGCGCGTGGCCATCTCGACGAGGTGGAGGGCGAGATCGGTTCGACCGGAGACGTCACGGCCGCTAGAATTCTGGGAGAAGTTCATGGTGCTCCGGTTCTTTGCTGGGACGGAGTGCCGGTCCTGAGAGGTGTTGGAGCCTCCTGGACCCGGGAATTTAAATTCCCCGAAGCCCTCGGTTGGTAGCCGGGGGCTTCTTCATGTGCTGGGCACAGCATAAGCACCCTCGCGCCGCCTTGGCGAACGCCAGATAAGCGCCCCAGGATTCCTTGTAGAGCCAGTCCAGCAGGGCCGCCATAAGGAAAGTCCGAGTAATTCAGCGAGGATACGAAGCAGCCAATGGAATTGATATCCAGGGCCGAAGATGCTAGTTTATGGGTGTCGCTAAGGGCGACACCGACTCCGCTGGAGGACCCCCGCACGGGGATGTCCTCCGTGCGTTGAGTCGAATGGGAGCGCCACGTGAGCGCGATGAAACTCCCGAGCATCTTCAGGGCAGTCCAGGAGATCTTCCCGGACACCGTCCTCCGTACCGGCTTCAGCACCGAGCACACGGCCGCCTTCGTCGTGGCCGCCGACCTCCGCCAGGGCGTGGGCTTCACCGGCGGAACGAGCATGTTCCTCCAGGGCCTGGAGACCCAGACCAGCCTGAAGGGGGGAAACAATCCTTCCCCCCTCTACGTCGGCGACGAGGTCATCGTCACCGCCGGTGGCCCGCAGCGCATGAAGGTCATCTACAAGCGGGGCGTCTTCCACCTGCTGATGCTGTCTCGTCTCCCGAAAGCAGCCGAGTTCCGGGACCAGGTCTTCGACCTCCTGGAGCAGGTCGAGCGCGAGGGCTTCGTGGTCAACGCGCACGCCCCGATCGAGCAGCTCCAGACCATGAAGGTCCGGGCCGAGCAGACGATCGACGAGGTGCTCATGGCCCGCCTCCAGGAGCGCAAGGACTACCGCTCGATCGTCCGAGCAGTCCGTGACGCCGGAGGGTATGACCGCGACTTCGCGGACACCCAGAACATCATCTACCTGGGCCTGTTCGGCATGACCGCCGTGACCATCCGGGACCGTCAGCCCCAGGTCTGTGGCGAGCGGTACAAGCGGGACTTCCGAGGCAAGAAGGCCGGAGAGCTGCGGCCCTCCAAGTCCGCGAAGGACTTCCTCACCGAGGAGCAGCTCAAGACCCTGGACCACGGCGTTCTCTTCATCACGTCGAAGCTCGCCCTCCGCCACCCCGACGGCCAGATGTCCCTGGACGACATCAAGGACGCGGCCATGGAGGCCGGGAACGAGATGCGGGCTTCCCGTACCCGTCAGGCCCAGCCGGCTCGGACGGTGACCGCATGAACGCCCTGGCGATTCGTGAGGTCCTCATGGACGACAACGTCCCGTCCTCGGCCCGGCTCGTATGGACATACCTGAACGTCGCTGCCGAGCCGCAGAACGGTGCCTCCCTCATCCGCGACCTCGGCATCAGCCACGGCACGGTCACCAAGTGCGTGGGGGACCTGATCAGGCGAGGCCTGGTCCGCCGGGTGAACGGCGTACTGCTGCCGGTGGTGCCCCAGTGAGCGCCTACGACCGGTACGTCATCGGCTACGGCCCCGAGCGGCTCCACGACATCGCCGTCCACAACCGCGAGGACGGCAGCGCCGTGATCGAGACGGTCAGCACGAGGCCCGTGCGGGTCTTCGAGAAACAGGCCGACGGCTCACTCGCGGAACTGCACAGCGAGGCCAAGGCCGCAGCACTGGAGGCCTTCTGGGCCGACGTCGACACCTTCAACGCAGAGCAGGAGAACGGCTCATGAGCGGCCCGACCGTCACGCTGAACGATCTGATCGAGACCCGCCTCGCCGAGATCGCCGAGGACGCCTGGAAGACCCACCGCATCATGCCCGTGAACCACGGAGACGGCCGGGTCATCCAGCTCGGGAGCGCCGCCGTCTGGGAGCTGTGGACGTGCCGCGCGAACCACGGGTCCGGTCTCTGCGGAGAGCCCCTGCTGACCGCGACACAGGCCAGCACCTTCATCGGGATGCCCCGGGAGGACGGCCCCGTGGTGAACCCCGTGTTGCCGGTCATCGAGGTCGAGCTTCTCGACTCAGCCGTCGGCGGCTTCCTGATCGACGACCTGTTCCACCTCAGCGACGTTCGCGCGGAGTTCCGGAAGGCCAACGGCTGATGCCCATCTCGAACCACACCCTCGGGCTGGCCCTCCACCTGGTGGCCGCCCTGATCGTCATCGGCCTCATGATCGCGGTCATCCGCGAGCTGCGGAGGGCCCGGTGACCCTCACGGTCGCTGACTTCATGGCCGGGGGCGGTGGAAGCTCACAGGGCATCCACAACGTCCCCGGCGTGGAGTTGAAGCTCGTCCTCAACCACTGGCGCTTGGCTATCGACAGCCACGCCCTGAACTTCCCCGGAGCACTGCACGAGTGCTGTGACATCAGCCAGGCGGACTTCCGCTGGTTCCCCCGTGTGGACATCCTCTGGTCCTCACCCGAGTGCACCCACCACAGCGTGGCCTCGGGCCGGAAGCGGATCCAGCTCGACCAGATCCCCGACGAGAACGGAGAGGTCCTCCCGGCCGACGCTGCCGAGCGGAGCCGGGCCACGGCCTGGGACATCGTCAGGTACCTGGACCGGATGATCACCAGGGGCAAGCCAGTGCTCGGAGGCATCACGGAGAACGTGATCGACTTCCAGAAGTGGACCCTCTTCGAGTCCTGGCGGAAGGCCCTGGAGGTCCTCGGCTACGACACCGAGATCATCCACCTCAACTCAGCCCATGCGCACAGCCGGAAGGCCGCTTGGGCCCCGCAGAGCCGGGACCGCTTCTACCTCGGGTACATCCACCGCTCCGTCGGCCGGAAGCCCGACTGGCAGAAGTGGGTGCGCCCCCACGCCACGTGCCCCGAGCACGGCGCCGTACGAGCCCGGCAGGACTTCAAGCGCAAGGACCGGGAGCCCTGGGGCCGGTACCGCACCCAGTACGTCTACAGGTGCCCTCGCGGGGGCTGCGAGCAGGTCATCGAGCCTGTGGCGATGCCCGCGAGCAAGGCCATCGACTGGACCATCCCGGCTCAGCGGATCGGGGACCGGAAGAAGCCCCTGGCCGAGAAGACGATGGCCCGCATCAGGGACGGCCTGGAGCGGTACTCCCGTCACCTGGTCGTCCCCGTGGAGGGCCGGGAGGGCAAGCAGGCCAAGCCCCTGGACGAGCCAAGCCGGACGATGACGACCCGGCGGGAGACCGGTGTGACCTTCGCCCCGTTCATCGCCGAGTTGCGTGGCGGCTCGTCCAAGCACCGCTCGACCACAGACCCGCTGTGCACCGTCACGGCGAGCGGGAACCACCACGGCCTGGTCTCCGAGGACCTCGCCGTCCCGTACTACGGCGCCTCCAAGGCACGGCCCCTGAGCCAGCCCCTGGGGACGCTCACAACGGTGGACCGGTACGGGCTGCTCAAGGCCCAGATCGAGGCGGAGGACTGCCTCTTCCGGATGTTGGAGCCCGAGGAGATCGGGACCGCCATGAGCTTCTGGGAGGACTTCCAGCTCCTCGGCACGAAGCGGGAGCGGGTCCGGATGCTCGGGAACGCCGTAACACCGAACAGCGCCGAGGTCCTGGTGAGCGCGCTCACCGAGGCCATCACCGGTGAGGACCTTGAACCCGCATGACAGACCTGTCAGCGGTCGCTGACGCTCTCGCGCAGGACCCCGAGGCCCACATGGACCTCGGGGTCCTCCTCGGGTTCACGGACGGCCAGCCGGCCCAGATCCACGAGCTCTTCACCACGGCCCCGGAGATCCCCGAAGGGGTCACCAAGGGCGAGTACGCCACCAAGCTCCGCCTGTGCCTGCTCTGGAGGACACGATGACCGACATCTACGAGTGCTCGTGCGGTGAGCACAGCGAGACCCGCACGTGCCGGAAGTGCTACAGCCGAATCCGCGGCGCCCTCCTGGCGCTCCCGGAGCAGTACGTCTACCTCTCCATGAGCCGTCAGCGGGCCCAGGGCGGGGGAGGCGACGGGAGGTCCGCCACGCGCCTCCACGCCCCTCTCCCGGGCAACGAGGCGGCGCTGAACCTCCTGGGCCCGGCGAGCCCTGACGCCGTCACTGACGCCCAAGACCAGACGGGCTCCGTGCCCTTCCTCGCGGTCTTGGAGAGCTGGTGCCAGGCGGTGGTGAACGAGCGGGGCCTGACGCCCGTCAGGCGGGACGTCAGCTCGATGGTGACGCTGCTGACGCGGCACCTTCCGTGGATCTGCGAGCAGCCGTGGAGCGCGGACTTCCAGGAGGAGATCCAGGACCTCGTCAGGACCACCCGGAAGATCACGCTGACGGAGCCCCGGAAGGAGCTCCTGAGGGGCGTCACGTGCCCAAGTTGCGAAGGGCTCACGCTCGTCCGGTACTCGCCGGGGGACTGGTCGGCGGAGTGCGCGCTCTGCCCGTCAGTGAAGCTCGACCAGAGGGACTACAACCTCCTGGTCCAGAGCCAGGCGCGAGGACTTGAGGCCGTCAACCCCTGACGCCCGTCAGCGTAGCCCGCTAATCTGTGCACAGAAAGAAAATCGAAGACCGTTAGTGGGAGCCGGGCGCTTGCTTGGCGGCTGAGCCCGGCCCCCCAGACACGAGGAGCTGTAACTCCCCATGTCCAACTCCGAACCTACCCTGGCGCCCTTGAGGCCGTCAGGGGCAACGGCCGGTACTCCGAGGTGGGAAGCCCACATCTGGCTGGCTGTCGGTGCTGCTGTCCTTACGACGGCCCTGACCGCGGTGAGCTTCTGGCTATCCTTCGAGGCCCTTCACGACCTGGCCACCGACCACCGCCTCCAGGGGGAGCGTGCCTGGGCCTGGCCCGCCACCGTGGACGCCTTCATCGCCATCGGCGAGGTGCTCATCCTGCGGGCCTCCCTGATGCACCGCGTGGACTGGTGGGCCATCGTGCTGACCGCAGCCGGCTCGCTGGGCTCGATCGCCCTGAACGTCGCCGGAGTGGGCGTCAGTGACGACCCCCTGGACTACGTCGTGGCGGCCGTTCCGCCCGTGGCCGCCCTCCTGGCTTTCGGCGTCCTGATGCGTCAGGTTCACGAGTTCCTCTCTGCGCGTCAGAGCTTCCTGACGGCTCCGCCAGTGCCGTCAGGCGCATCCGTGACGCCCCCGGTGGAGCGGGAGGAGCCGGAGGTCCTGGAAGAGCCCCAGGAGGCCATGCAGGCCCCTGCGGACGAACCCGTCATGACGCCCGACGAGGAGTCCGTCAGCGAGCCTGAAGAGCCCGGAGAGCCGCTGACACAGCGGGACCAGATGGACCTGATCGTCCGGGGCCTGTACGACTCCCTGGGCCAGCAGAGGCCCGGTACCCGTCACATGCGTCAGGCGCTCGCTGACGCCGACCTCCCCCACTCCGACGGAACCTGCCGAGAGGCCCGTAAGCGGGTCGAGACGGCTGAGCCCCACCTCCGGAACCTCCCCGAGGCCATCGCCGCCTGAGCGGCCCCACACACCCACCGGTGCGCTGTGCTCGCCCACGGCTGGAGCACGCGTGCCTCCGCACGGAGGTCGTCATGACCGAAAGCATCCCTCCCCCGCCCAACTACCCGCCCTCCAACAGTCCTCGGCAGGCCCCGGAGGCGACCGTCGTCCTCCGGACCGAGGTAATGCCCGAGCCGGCCCGCTGGGCCTGGAGCTGGCTCCAGATCGGCCGGAACACCAAGTGCCTCCTGGTCTCGGTGGTCACGGCCCCCATGTGGGCCGCAGCGCTGCTGGACGTCCGCACCGAACAGCACCAGTCCGGTGCCTGGTTCATGGCCGGAGCTGCCGTCTGCGTCGCCCTGTGGCTCGACAACAGGCGCAAGGGGTTCCTGACCCGCGTCCTCGTCTGGACGACCGCCCTGGGGGCCTTCGGCGCCCTCCCCGTCTTCTCCGCCCTCGTCACCCTGCTCACCGGGAGCCGCTCATGAACACCGCGACCACGGCGACCGTCTCCCTGGGCGGCGTCACGATCGGCCTCGGCATCCTCGCCTGGCACTTCACGAAGTGGTGGAGGGCCGGGGGAGGCAAAGGACCTGGCCCGGGAGGCGGGGGCGGAAGGGACCCAAAGGTTTTGTTGCCGTTCATGAGCTCGATGGCCCTCGGGATGGTCGCCGTGACGGCCGCTGGAGGGCTGATCGGCACCGCTGCCGTCTTCCTGCTCAACGGCGGCAGCATGGCCGGGAACTGGAGCCTCGTGGCCCTGACCGGGACTGCCACCCCTGAGGTGACGCGGACCGGGCTGAAGGCCTTGACGCCCGGGGGCTCCGCCCTCCTGGCGATCTACTTCGTGATCCTCATCGCCATGTGGAAGTCCGGCGCGAAGCTCCTCAAGGGGAAGATCGTCTCGGGCATCGTCTGCGGCTGCCTCCTCGGCCTGAGTGCCGGGTTCAGCGGAGTGGGCTCCGTCGCCCTCGTCACGATCACTAACACCGTCGGCGACAAGATCACGGGCGTGGTCATGTGACCAGGTTCCGGAGGTTCATCGAGCGCCTCGCCAGAGGCAGTTCTGCCCTGGCCCTCTCCATGGCCAAGGGGACCGTGGAGTGGCTCAAGGCGGGCGAGAAGGCCTCGGACTTCCTGGTCCGCCTCACCTTCCTCGTGATCCCCGTGGGCATCGTCTGGGGCCTCCTGTCGGCCAGCAGGGCGGTCATGTGGGTCCTGGTCGCCATCTGGTGCATCGCTGCTTGGCGAGCGGTCCAGCCGGCTCAGGGCGAGAAGGAGCCCGACCTCCACCCGGAGGACGTCGCGGACCTCCTCTGGGAGCTGGCCGGAGAGCGTAAGGGGGTCCACCTCTCCCAGATCGCAGCACAGCTCTCGAAGGAGACGCCGGGGAGGACCTGGAGCACTAAGGACGTGAAGGCGCTCCTGGAGGCCGCGGGGATCCCCACACGCCACAGCGTCCGTGTGCCGGGCCTGGGAGTGGCCGTGGGGGTCCACCGCCAGGACTTCCCGGGAAGCCCCTCCCCCACCGCCCTGCACCCCTCTCGTGGCGGCGTAGATCCCCAGGTCAACCCGGCTACGGCTACAGCTACAGCCCCCTACCGCCGCGAGCTGGGGGAGGGGCGCTCCGCCCTCTTCACGCCCGACCCGCAGCAGCCCAACCGAACCCACGTCGAAGTCGTCAAGGAGAGCCAGTGAACAGCTACACCGCGCAGTACCGACAGGCCATGTCCGAGGGCAACACCGACCGCGCCCACTCGGTCCTCACGAGCGCCATCGAGGCCGCCAGGAGCGGGGCCATCAACGAAGAGGAGCTTGCCGAGCTCATGGCCGAGGTCAAGGCCGGGGAGGGATGACCGTGCTGAAAAAGCTCCTCCAGCTCGCCAACACCTACTGCGGCGCCTGCGGCTGGTGGGTGACCGGCTGCCCACACCAGGACTGACCACTCCCGAACCTCCTGAACGGCCAGCAGGCGGCAGGGCTTCGGACATAGCGTCCACAACGCGACGGGCAAAGCGGCACACTGTCCCGATGGCATACGACCTCTCGAAGGGTGCGCCTGCACCCCAGCCCGAAGCGCAGGTCTTCAAGGGCTACGTCGCGACCGTGACGCTCTACGCGGACCGGGCTCAGATCAAGCGCAAGCTCATGGGGAAGGTGACGGGTGCCAAGGACTGCGTGATCCCTCTCGGGGACGTCATCAAGGTGCAGTCCAAGGAGCCCACGCGTCTCGTGAACGGGTACGTACAGCTCGCCACGGAGGAGGATCGGGGACAGCTCCGGATCGCCACAGCCGAGGCGCAGAAGGCCATCGCGAACAACTCCCGCACCGTCCTCTTCACGTGGAACCAAAGGGAGACCTACGCCGCGTACCTGGCAGCGGTCACAACTGGGGTCCAGACGCAGGGTGGAAACCCCTTCGGCTGAGCCGCGGTGGGCCGGCTCAGAAGGAGTTGACGGGATCAGCCCCACGGGGTTGGTCCCGTCGGCATGATGACCGGCATGAACGAATTCTGGATTGCCCTGATGGGTGCGCTGGTCGGTGGCGGATTCACGCTCCTGGGGACCTGGCTCACTTCCAAGAGCGGGGACAAGGCAGCCCACTTGGCGCACACGCGTGCCACGGCCCAGCGAGGTGTGGAAGCCGCGACCACGCTCGCGATCACCATCCAGCGGCAGACATACCGCGATCACGGCACCTTCGAGGACCGCGAAGGCTGGGGCCGAGAGCTGATGGCGCACGAGTCGAACCTGACCGCTCTCCTGGGCCTACTGCCCGACGATCAACGGGCGACCCGGGACCAGGTCTTCGTTCTCCTGGACGGTGTCCAGGACTGGGACGGGCGAGAGGTGTGGGCGGAGTACCGCATCCGGACCACGCTCATCCTCGGTGAGATGGCGGTCTGGCTCGTGGCGCTGGCACGCGGTTCCGAGACGCCGGACCCCAAGGACATGGACCCGATCGTCCAAGAGCGGATCTTGGATCACCGCCAGGCCGAGCTGGAGCACGAGCGGGAGACGCTCATCATGAACGCTGAGCTGTACGAACTGGACGCTCAGGACCATGAGCGAGTCGGCGAGATCGACGCGGCTCTGGAGGCCATCCAGCAGAAGCGGAGCATCCCCGGCCAGGCAAATCAGGGGCAGATCGCTGCGTCATGACGCCCGTCAGAACGAGTACTTGCGCTTTGTACTAGTGCAACGCATACTCTCGATCAGCAGGACATTTACGTCCGCATGCAGGCCCCGACTCCTCACGGAGGCACGGGGCCTTTCGCATGTCCAGGGAGGGCTTCAGTGGAGGACGAAACCTGGCTGACGGCCCGAGAGGCTGCCGAGCTGACGGGCGTCAGCATCGTGACGGTCTACTCGTGGGTCCGTCGTGGCCACCTGAAAGTCGAGGGCCTCGATCACCGGGGCCAGAAGCTCTTCCGACACCTGGACGTGGCGAGGGCCGAGCTGGGCACCAGGGGCAGGGCCAAGCGCGTGCTGAGCACGTCGGCATGAACCTGAGGGGCGTCACACGCCTAGTTCGATGACGCTGAAGCCGGAGCTGGCACCTCGAACCCGTTGCTGGACGGAACTCCATTCCAGTTGATTCCGACGAGTTCTGGAACCTGGGCTTTGGCGAACTTGAGGATCAACGCCGCTTCAAGCTGAGCCTTCAACGCTGGATTCTGAACCTTTTCAAGAAGGGCGACAGCCTGGCGCGCGTCACGCTCAACGGCCATGTCGGCACGCAGGGTTCGCGTCTGCGTCGTCAGATGGGCAAGGGCCTTGTCCGCCCGCCGGTGAAAGAGTGTCGCCACGACGGACATGACGAGACCAGCAACGCTCGTGACCATCGCTGCGTAGAACTCACCGGTCGTCTCAGCCTTCCAGACGGCCATCCCCGCGCCGCCCAAAAGGACGAGACCACCCATAACCGAGAAGCTGACGCTGGTGGTCAGATTGATACGCGCTGCCGTCAGCCCATGCCCGTAGTACTTGCGCAGCATCTTCTGAAAATCACGTTCCAGCGGCCCCACGGGGACACCTGAGGAGTCCACCGTCTCTGGCGGCTCCGGTCCGAGTTCGTCGACCTCCTTCTCGATGCGTCGGCTAACGAAAAGGGACGAAAGGCTCGGTACGCCAAGAGCGGCAAGCGCGCCGACCAAGAGTTCAACGAGAAACGAGAACGGCATGGTGTTGATGGTGTCAGTGCCAGCCCACCCTCGTCTCCCTATTGAGTCGATTGACCGGTCACCCGTCACCACACGCACGTGAGGGGGTGAGCCGGCGATGGCCCGCACCTTCTCCGCAGAGGACGAAGAGGCCCTGCGTCAGCTCCACGCTGACGGCGTCAGCCGGAACGACATCGCCCGTCAGATGGGGTGGGCAGTCGGCACCATCACGAACCACGCGCAGCGCCTCGGATTGTCCTTCGACAGGGAGGCCATCAGAGCCGCGACTGACGCCCGTCAGGTCGATCTGAAGGACCAGCGCCAGAGGGCTCAGCAGCGGGCCATGGACCACTTCAACCTGATGCTCGACCGAGCGCAGGGGCAGTACCGGCTGACGGGCTTCGATCACGTTGGCCAGTTCGTGGCCCAGCTCGTCCCTGAGCCCCCGGCCAAGGAGACCAAGGACCTGACGACGGCGGCCATGCAGGCGCTGAACGGGGCTCTGAAGCTGTCGCAGGTCGACGCCGGGGACGAAGGTCGCGAGAACGCCAAGGGGCTCCTCAGGACCTTGGGAGAGGCCATGACGGCCGCCGCCCAGGAGCTGGGGGTCACCGATGCCGACGAGTACGGCTCGTAGCACCCAGTTCCTTCTGGAGCGGTTCTCCCCCAAGCAGGTCCGCAGCATCGCGGCGGCGAACCGGCGGATCTGCCTCTGGGAAGGCGCGGTCTCCTCGGGGAAGACCATCGCCTCCCTGTGGGCCTGGCTCATGTTCGTGGAGAGTGCCTCCACCTCCGGCGAACTGGTGATGATCGGCAAGACGAGGGACGCGGTGTACCGCAACGCCCTCCAGCCGCTCATGAACCCGGAGATCTTCGAGGATCTCGCCCTCCAGGTCGACTACAACCCGGGAGCTCCCACAGCTCGGATCTTCGGACGCCTGGTTCACGTCATCGGCGCGAACGACGTCAAGAGCGAGAACAAGATCCGGGGCATGACCTGCGTCGGCGCGTATGTCGATGAGGCCACGCTCCTCCCCGAGACCTTCTGGGACATGCTCCGGACCCGAATGAGGGCCCCGGGCGCGCGGATCCTCGCCACGACCAACCCTGATGCCCCGACGCACTGGCTCCGCGAGAAGTTCATCGACGACCCCGAGGTCCGACGCTCAATGAAGGTCTTCTCCTTCGAGCTGGACGACAACATCCACCTCACGCCGGAGTACGTCGAAGAGACGAAGCAGATGTACCGGGGCCTGTTCTACCGGCGGTTCATCCTCGGCGAGTGGTGCGCGGCAGAGGGCGCCGTCTTCGACATGTTCGACAGGGCCCGGCACGTCGTCGACATCCTCCCGCCGATCACACGGTGGCTGGCCCTCGGCATCGACTACGGCACCTCGAACCCGACCCACGCCGTGCTCCTCGCAATCGGCAACGACGGGTGCCTCTACGCGGCAGCGGACTGGCGTTACGACGGGCGCAAGGCCCAGCGCCAGATCACCGACGTGGAGGCGTCTGAGCGCCTCCGGGCGTGGCTGAGTACCGTGAGCCCTCCGGGGACCCGAGAACGCGGTGTACAGCCCGAGGTTGTCGCGGTGGACCCCTCCGCGGCCTCTTTCCACGTTCAGCTCCGCGCAGACGGGCTCAGCCCTCGGCCGGCTCACAACAAGGTCCTCAGCGGCATCCGGATCCTCATGGCCCTCTTCGCAGCCGACAGGCTCCGCATCCACAGCTCCTGCACGGAGCTGCTGAAGGAGATCGACGGATACGTCTGGGATCCGAAGGCCACTGAGCGCGGCGAGGACGCACCGCTCAAGCAGAACGACCACGCGTGTCTCGTTGCCGGTACTGCCGTACTCACAGCACACGGAGAACGCCCCATCGAGACGGTGCAGGCTGGTGACCTAGTGCTGACCCGGCAGGGCTGGAAGCCCGTGGAAGCAGCAGGGATGACGGCCCACCAGGCCGACGTCTACGAAGTTGAGTTGTCCAACGGACGGACCCTTATCGGCACCGGCAACCATCCTGTCTGGGTGGCGGGTCTCGGCTGGGAAAGGATAGATGCGCTGCGATACGGCGATATCCTGGAATCATGGCAAAACGCGTTGACGCAGTCGTCTTCAACGGCATCAAGTTCCGCCGATATCCAGATGCTCCTGGGCTCTCCGACCGCCGGTATTACGTCCCCGGGATCGCCGACCGTCAGCAGGGCATCCGGCGACTCCACGAGGAGATCTGGAAGGCCGCACACGGGCGCGACATACCCGAGGGCCACCACGTTCATCACGCCGACGGAAACCACCTCAACAACGACCCGGGCAACCTCGTCTGCATCAGCGCAGACGAACACCGGGAGCACCACGCAGAGGAAAGGCGCGGTGTGGTCCGGCTCGACCAACTCGAACATCTCGACGCCATCCGGCCTCTCGCCGCAGAGTGGCATGGCTCCGAGGAAGGCCGAGCCTGGCATCGCGAGCATGGAGCCCGCACGTGGGAAGGGCGCGAGGAACAGCCTCGTACCTGCGAGCAGTGCGGCGAGGGTTACGGAACTATCGCCTCTCACGGCAATGAGCGGTTCTGTTCCAACAAGTGCAAGTCCGCTTGGCGGCGGGCCGCAGGATTCGACAACGAGCCGCGTACCTGCGAGCAGTGCGGCGAGGTATGGACCGTCAACCGGTACAGCCGCGCCCGGTTCTGCGGCCGTGCGTGTTCTGCGCGTAACCGCTGGGACCGCGAGAAGAGCCGTCTGGAACCTGACGGTCGCTGACTGTCCGGAGTATTTCGCGCAGGGCGTTGCAGTGCACAACTGCGACGCCCTGCGATACGCGGTGAAGACCACCCAGCACATCTGGCGACCCCAGATCAACATCCCGCTTCCGCAGGCAGACCGCGAGAACGAACGAGCAGCGTAAGGGGGCCTGAGATGGGTACCGCATGGCCTCCGCCGGAGCTTGCCGACGTCTTCGCACAGCAGGACATCTGGAACGCCTGGTACGCGGGGACACACGAGGCGCTCACAGACGCGTACCTCAACGCCCCGAACGACAGGCCCGCCGTACGACGGAAGGGCTTCCTGGCCCGCCTGGGCCGCTGGTTCTGGGGTCAGCCCACTCCGCTGGGAGAGCGGCCCTCCAAGCTCCACGTACCGCTTGCCGGGGCCATCGCGTCCACCAGCGCGAACCTGCTCTTCGGGGCTCCGCTGAACCTCACAGTGGACGACGAGGCCACGCAGGAGCGCCTGGATCAGCTCGCCGACGACACGACGTACGCCGTGCTCCGAGAAGCGGCCGAGATCTCCGCCGCTCTCGGCGGGGTCTACCTCCGCGTGGTCTGGGACCAGAGCGTCCAGGACAAGCCCTGGATGGTCGCGGCCTCCCCCGACATCGCCGTCCCCGAATGGAAGTGGGGCCGGCTGAGCGCTGTCACGTTCTGGAACGTGATCCGCGAGGACGCCAACACCGTTGTGCGCCAGCTCGAACGGCACGAGCCAGGCTGGATCCGGCACTCCGTCTGGGTGGGCTCGGCCAACGAGCTGGGCACCCGGATGGCGCTGACCGACTTCCCAGAGACAGCTGGTCTCGCGGATCTGGTGGTCGATGGTGACGGCGTCCCGACTGGGACCCTGAAGCTCACCGCGCAGTACATCCCGAACCTCAAGCCCAACAAGCTGTGGCGACACCTGCCCGCTGCTGCCGACCTCGGCCGCTCGGACTTCTCAGGTGTCGAGGGGCTCATGGACGCCCTGGACGAGGCATACAGCGACTGGATGCGTGACCTCCGCTCGGGCAAGGCCCGGCTGCTGGTCGGCAGCGAAGTCCTGGAGAACCTCGGCAAGGGGCAGGGCGCGTTCTTCGACATCGACCGCGAGCTGTTCGCACCTCTCAACCTCGCCCCCAGTGAGGACAAGGGCTCGGTGATCGAGCAGGTCCAGTTCAAGATTCGCACGGAGGAGCATCGCGCCCTCTGCGCAGACCTGGCCGAACGGATCATCCTCGGAGCCGGGTACAGCCTCCAGACCTTCGGCGTGACGAACGAGGGAAGCGGCAACACCACTGCGACAGAAGTCGCGGCCCGAGAGCGCCAGTCCCTCACCACCAGAGCGAACAAGACCAGTTACTGGCGGCCAGCCCTGGCCCACCTCTTCAGCGTGCTGCTGGAGATCGACCGGACGGTGTTCGGCACAGCTGTGAAGCCCGTGGAGCCCCACGTGGAGTTCCCGGACGTCGTCACGCCCGATCCGGGCGAGACCGCGCGTCAGCTCAACGACCTCAACACGGCCGGGGCCATCTCCACGTACGAGAAGGTCCGGCGTCTCAACCCCGACTGGCGTGATGAGCAGGTCCTCGAAGAGGTCGCGCGGATCAAGGCCGACCAGGCAGAGGCCAAGCCTCAGCCGGCCCAGCCCGCGAGGGCTCAGGAGCCCTCTGGGCAGCCCGAGAAGAGCCCCGAGGGCTCTCGGACCAACAAGGACGTCAACGAGCCTCTGGTGGCCCGCTGAGCCCGCATGGGCACCCCCACCCGACAAGGGAGAGCACGACCATGGCAACACCCGCAGAGCCCGGCACGGGCGCGGAGAACCCCGGCACTCCCCCGGAGGGCACCACGCCTCCCGAGGGCACGCCTCCGTCCGAGTCCGACGACAAGGGCACCAAGGGCGGCGAGACGAACTGGCAGGCCGAGGCCGAGAAGTGGAAGGCCCAGGCCCGCAAGCACGAGGACCGCGCGAAGAGCACGAACTCCGAACTTCAGCGGCAGGCGAACCTGCTCACGAAGCTCGCGCAGAAGGCGGGCATCGAGCTTGACGACGGCAAGGCCGACCCCGAAAAGCTCGCCCAGCAGCTCAGCACGAGCCAGGACAAGGCCCGTCAGAGCGCCGTGGAGCTGGCCGTTTACCGCGCGGCAGGAAAGCACAGCGCGGACGCGGACGCCCTGCTCGACAGCCGGGGCTTCCTGAAGCAGGTCGACGACCTCGATCCGGACGCCGACGACTTCGCCACGAAGGTGGGCGACGCGATCAAGGCAGCCGTCGACTCGAACCCGAAGCTCAAGACCGCCCCCGCCCCGCCTGCCCGCAGCGGCACGGAGATGTCCGGGCGCGGCGAAGGAACACGCAAGCCCACCAACCTCGCCGACGCCGTGGCAGCACGGATGCGCGGCAACTGATCGAAGGATGAACTCATGCCCGTCACCCTGAGCGAGGCGAAGAACAACGCCACGGACGACGTTGACGTCCAGGTCATCGACGAGTTCCGAAAGGAGAGCGCCGTCCTGGACGCGCTCACCTTCGATGACGTCGTGAACCCTGCCGGTGGCGGCGCGACTCTGACCTACGGCTACCGCCGACTGGTCACTCAGCCCACCGCGGCCTTCCGTGCGCTCAACACCGAGTACGCCCCGAGCAACGTCCAGACGCAGCGCTACAGCGTCGACCTGGCCGTCCTCGGTGGCAGTTTCGAGGTGGACCGCGTCATGGCCAAGATCGGCCCGGCCGCGTCCAGCGCTGTCACCCTGAACATGCAGCAGAAGATCAAGGCGACCAAGACCCGCTTCCAGGACGCCGTGATCAACGGCGACGTGGACGGCACCGAAGACGCCGACGCGGAGAACGGCTTCGACGGCCTGGACAAGGCTCTCCGGGGCTCCGACACGGAGTTCCGGGCGACCCAGACCACGAACTGGTCGGACTTCGACTCCAACCCGGCCTCGGCGCAGGTGGCCCTGGACACCCTGGACGAGTGGCTGTCACTCATGGACGGCTCGCCCACCATGGTCCTCGGCAACAGCAAGGCTCTGGCGCGCGTCCGGGCCCTCGCCCGTCGGGCGGGTGTCTACACCAAGAGCCCGGTGGACGGCCTTCTCGGCCCCGGTGGCCGACCCGTCGTCCGCGAGGCATACGGCGACATCCTGTTCGTCGACCCGGGTGAGAAGCCCGGCACGTCGGCCCCGATCATCCCGATCGAGACCCGCGACCCGGATAGCTCGACCTGGACCCTGGAGGTCACCGGCTCTCCCGTGGGCGGTACCTACACCATCAGCGTGACCGTGGGCGGCAGCACCCAGACCACCTCGGGTATCGCGTACAACGCCACCGCCTCGGCTGTACAGAGCGCCATCATCGGCCTCTCGAATGTGGGATCCGGCAACGCGACCGTCTCCGGCACGGCCGTGAAGACCCTCACCTTCACCGGTGAGCTCGCGGATCTGTCGGTCGGCGTGACCGCCTCGGGCGCCTCCCTGACCGGCGGCACTTCTCCGGCCGTGGCGGTCGCTCAGACGGGCAACGGTGCCGTTTCCGGGCTCACCGACCTGTACGCGGTCCGCATGGGTCTCGACGGCTTCCACGGCGTCAGCACAGTCGGCGGCCAGATCATCTCCACCTACCTCCCGGACTTCACCAGCGCTGGCGCTGTGAAGAAGGGCGAGGTCGAGATGGGTCCGATCGCCGTGGTCCTCAAGGCCACCAAGGCGGCGGCCGTCTTCCGCAACCTCAAGGTCCAGTAGCGGCCGTGGCGTACGCGACGGAAGCCGAGTTCACCGATTTCCTCGCCCCGGATACCTCGCCGGCTCAGGCCCGGCGTCTCCTGGAGACGGCCTCGGACCTGATCGACGAACTCCTGATCGGAGCCGTGTACGCGGTCGACGACCAAGGCAACCCGGCGGACCCAGCTGTCGCTGACACGTTCGCCAAGGCCGTCTGCCACCAAGCCCAGTACATGGCGGAGACCGGGGACGAGACGGGGGCCAACGCCAACGTCTCCTCCCTGTCCCAGGGCGGGCTGAGCATCACCCGCTCCCTGGGCGGCTCCAAGGGCTCTGGAGGCTCCGGGAGGACCCCGAGGTACTCGGAGAACGCCATTGGCGTCCTGAAGGCCAGAGGGCTCCTTCCCATCCGTCCTCGCACGTTCTGAGGGGGTGCCATGGCGCTCCTCCTCGCTCCGCACACGGTCACGGTGGTGAAGGCTCCCAGTGGCTTCGACGCCGAGGGGAACGCCAACACGGACTGGTCCAGCGCTGAACGGGTCACCGTTCAGGGCCAGGTGGAACCCGCGGCCTCCTCGGAGAACCGCGACAACCGCGATCAGGTCGTCACCACGTACCTGGTCCGGCTTCCTCCAGGCACTGCGGTGGCCTTCAAGGACCGGCTGGAGTGGCACGGGGTGACCCTGGAGGTCACCGGCGATCCTCTCCCCTGGTCGGGCCTGGCAGCGCTGGACCACCTCCGCCTCACCGCCACCCGTTACCGGGGCTGAGCAGTGGACATCCAGCTCGATGAGGCAGCCATCAGGTCCCTCACACGCCACGAGCCCGTCTCCAAGGCTGTGGTGGACAGAGCAGAGCAGGGCGCGGACTACGCGCGCTCCATCGCCCCTGTGCGCACCGGGCGGTACCGGGACTCCGTCGAGGTCGTGGAAGACGACGACGGGGCGGACATCGTCGCCGACGTCGACTACGCGGACGACCTGGAGTACGGCACCCGGCACATGGAGGGCCAACACATCTTCGGCCGGACCCTGGACTCCCTTCGGAGCAGTGGCCAGCCCTGAACATCCGAAAAGAGGTACACGCATGACTGTCCAGGTGAAGGTCTCCTTCCCCCACAAGGACTGGCAGGACAACGCGCACGACGTGGGCGAGGTCTACTCCTGCTCCGAACAGGAGGCCCAGACCCGCGTCACCGACGGCTTCGTCCGTCGTGTGGAGCCCCGCAAGCCCGCTGAGCCCAAGGCCCCCGCCAAGTAGGAGGCAGCCGTGGTCATCAGCATCACGGTCTTCCCCGACGCGGAGCTGATGGTCCGGAACTTCCTGGCCGAGTACTTCGGGCCGGACGCCCACCTGTGCACGGTCGTGCCGGGTGACCCCGAGTTCGACGAGCTGATCCAGTCCAAGGCCGTCATCCGCACCATCCGTATCGGCGGGACCTGGCGAGTCCGCATGGCCCTGGACGAGCCCAGCGTGGACATCGACGTCTGGGCCTCCAGCCTCCCCGCAGCCCGCGCCATCGCCAACCGCGCTCGCGCGGCCTTGGAGGCCATGGCAGGCGACCAACGGGACGGCGGGCTCGTCACGTACAGCTCCGAGATCTCCGGGCCCGGTAGACGCCCGGAGGAGAACCCCAACGTCTACCGCATCGGCTTCACCGTCGGGCTCTGCGTCCGTCCCGCGTGACCGACTCTCTTCCGGGCCATGCCCGGACCATCACCCCCTTGAAGGAGGGACCCCATGGCTGACATCAACGATGGCGTCCGGGTCGGATACGCGGGCAAGGCGTACATCGGCGCTGTCGGTGCCACCGCTCCCACGACCCTGACCGCCGCGCCCGACGCGGACGAGTGGTTCGACCTCGGGAAGATCACCGAGGACGGCCTCACCGAGGCCACCGACCAGGCGCGCTCGGAGTTCAAGGCGTGGGGCTTCGACTCCCCCGTCCGGACCCAGCTCACCTCGAAGACGACCTCGTTCCAGCTCGCCTTCATGCAGTCGAGCAACGCCTACGTTCAGAGCCTGTTCCACTCGGTCTCGCTGGCCGACATGACCACCACGGGTACCGGCGACGCCGCGTACACCTCGTTCACCATCGGGCAGAACACCGAGCCCGACGTCCGCGCCCTGCTCCTGGACATCGTGGACGGAGCCTTCGCGACGCGGATCATCGTGCCTCGCGTGGAGGTCACCGAGCGAGGCAACAAGACCTACAAGGGCTCGGAGACGGTCAACTACCCGCTGACCTTCACCGCCCTGACCTCGTCCGACGGCTCCTCGGTCCGCTACATGATGGGCGGCCTCGTCCTCCCGGTCGTCACTCCGTAGCCCAGGCAGCCGGCTCGGTTACCCACCTCTGAACCACACCCCTTCTGGAGTACCCATGAGCGACTTCCGCGATGAACCCCCGTACGACGACGAGTACGTGCCCGAGGACGAGGAACAGGAGGACTTCGACCTGGACGACGACTTCTCCGGTGCCGACCTCGCCAAGCGCGAGGCGACCAAGAAGCCGTACCGCTTCCGTGGTCCGAACGGCCGGGTCTTCTCCGTCCCTCACCCGGACCTGTGGGCTGTCCGCACGCACAACTCCCTGGAGAGCGGCGACCTTGGCACGTGGGCCCTGGAGGTCTTCGAGAACGACGGCGAGCTGGCCCAGGAGTTCCTGGATCTCCCGATGGGGATCTTCCGTCCGGTGATGACGAAGATCGGTGACATCGCCAACGAGACCTCGAAGGCGGGGCTGAACCGGGGGGAACGGCGAGCTTCCGCGCGCACGTCGCGGAACACTCCGAGGAACTCGAAGCGTCGCTGATCTCCGAGTACGGAGCTGAGGGCGACCTCCTCCGCTACTACCGGGGCGAGATGACCCTCCGGCGGCTCAAGGTCCTCATCAACGGTCTGCCGTCCAGCTCGATGTACAAGGCCAGGCTCCGTGGAGTCACCGACGGCCAGCGCTGGGGCGACAGTGAGTACCTCCTCGCCTTCATCGCGGACATGCTCCAGGCCCAGTACGGGGTGGCCTACGTCGGCGTGACCAACAAGAAACCACCGCCCATGAACCCGTACCCCCGCCCCGAGTTCATCTCGCAGGCGGAAATCAGGGACGAGGAAGCCAACGCCAAGGCGGAGGAGCTCCTCGAACTCTGGTCCAGCGGTGCCTTGCAGATCGAGCAGCCAGCCGGCCCGCCCACGTGGATCGACGGCGCTCCTGCTGACCACCGCAACGGGCTTCTGCCCAGCGGCATCGAACAGCTCCCGGAGACGGGAGGCACGACCACCACTGAATAGGGGGCGGTCGTGACCTCTGTCGGCTCCGTATCGCTGCGCGTCAGCCCGGACGTCTCCCGCTTCGGCCAGGATCTGTCACAGCGGCTGAGGGCCACAGGGACCCAGACGGTCTCCGTCCACGTGGAGATCGACCGTGGGTCTCTGGCGGGCTTCCGGGCCCAGGTGGCCAACCTGATCCGCCCGGTCGTTCTGCCGGTTCAGATCCAGATCGATCGGGCGTCCATCGCGGCGTACCGGGCCCAGGTAGCGAACCTCGTCCGTCCCCAGACGGCTGACATCAACGTCAACCTCCGGGGCGACTCCGCTGCCAGGGCCCGGCTGGACGCACTGGCGAACAACCGCACGAGCAACGTCCGGGTGGACGTCGACCGGGGCGCCTCCGGACTCATCGGCGGCATCACGTCGGCGGCCTCCTCGGCCATGGGCATGGTGGCGGGGCTGGCTTCCAAGGTCGCCATGCTCGGCTCGGCCGCTCCGCTCGTAGGCGGGCTCGTCTCCGTCGTGGCCGCCATCGCTCCGGCGGCTGCTGTGGCTCTTCCTGCGGTCGCCATGCTCGGCTCCGCCATCGGCGCCATCAAGCTCGGCACCTCCGGGCTCGGGGAAGCCTTCAAGGAGGCGTTCAACCCGGCGGCCTCTGCGGCCTCTGGAGCGGCTTCCGCGACCCGGCAGGTCGAGCAGGCCCAGCGGGGCCTGGCAGACGCTCACAGGGCCGTAGGGGATGCCCAGCGGGCAGCCTCGGAGCAGGTGGCACAGGCCCAGAAGGCTGTGGCTGCCGCAGAGCGTGACCTCGCTGACGCTCAGATGGACGCGAAGAGCGCTCAGGAGGACCTGAACGACGCCCGCGAGGACGCCAAGCGGGCCCTCCAGGACATGAACCTCCAGCTCTCGGGCTCCAAGCTCGATGAGCAGGAAGCCATCCTCCGGGTGCAGGAGGCCCAGGAGAAGCTGAACAAGACCCTGGCCGACCCGAGGGCCAGTGCGCTCGACCGGCGGGAAGCCGAACTGCGCTTCCAGCAGGCCCAGCAGGGGCTGAAGGAACAGCAGGTCGAGACCAAGCGCCTCGCCGATGACACCAAGGCGGCGAACAAGGCCGGGGTTGAGGGCTCGGATCAGGTCCGCGACGCGAAGGACCGCCTGTCCAAGGCGAACCAGAACGTGGCCGACAAGGCCGTGGCCGTCAAGAACGCAGAGTCCGCGGTGGCCAAGGCGCAGGCCGACGGGGCCCGGCAAGTCGCCGATGCCCAGCGGTCCGTTGCCGACGCCTCACGGGCCCTGGCAGACGCTCAGGCAGCATCTGCGGCCCAGACGGCCAAGCTCACGGAGAACTTCTCCAAGCTGAGCCCGAACGCACAGGGATTCGTCAACGCGGTCAAGGGCCTCAAGCCCGCCTGGGACTCCATGCAGCTCGGAGTTCAGGACCGTCTGTTCTCCGGACTCGGCAGCCGGCTCAGCGATGTGGGCGGTCGGGTCATCCCGATCCTCCGGGGCGGCCTGGAGGGCACAGCGGGCGTCCTGAACAAGATGGCCAAGAGCGGCCTGGACGCGGTCAACAACCTGGCCAAGACCGGGATGCTCAAGCAGATCTTCGACGGGGCCACCAAGTCCCTGTCCCCGCTGAGCCGCATCCCCGGCCAGCTCGTCACCGGCTTCGGTCAGGTGGCCGTGGCTGCCCAGCCCGCCTTCCAGCGCATCACGGAGGGCGCGGCGGGGGCCGCTGACGGCATCTCCGCCAAGCTCACCAAGGCCTTCGAGTCGGGCGCCATGGAGAAGGCCATCGACACGGCCGTCACGCTCCTGGGCGACCTGATGGACGTCGCGGGCAACGTCATGAGCATCCTCGGGGACATCTTCATGGCCGGGGAGGACACCGGCGGCGGCACGATCGGGGTGCTGAAGACCATCACCGAGGAGATCTCGAAGATCACTTCGAGCCCCGAGGTGCAGGGCGGCCTGAAGGCCCTGTTCTCCGTCATGGGCACCATCGCCAAGACGGTGGCCCCGCTGCTCGGCACGGCACTCAAGTTCGTCGGTGAGATCTTCCAGAAGCTCGGTCCCCCGATCGAGATCGTGGTGGAGGCTCTGGGAGACGCGCTCAAGCCCGTGATCGATGCCCTGGGCCCGGTCCTGGTGATCCTTGCGGACGCCTTCGGCAAGATCCTGGTGGCCCTCTCGCCTCTGCTCGTCGTGCTCGGGGACCTCATCGCCACCGCCCTCAAGCCGCTTGGACCGATCTTCGAGATCATCGGTGGGCTGATCGAGAAGCTCGCCCCGGTCGTGGCCATCCTGGCCGACGCGCTGGGACAAGTCCTGACCCCGATCCTGGAGGGTCTCGGAGAGGTCCTGACGGAGCTCGTCTCGCAGTACGCGGACCAGTTCGTGGAGATCCTCAACGAACTGTTGCCGATCATTCCTCAGCTCATCCCTCCCCTCGTGGGCATGGCCAAGTCCATCGGGGATCTGCTGCTCGCTATCGCACCGCTGTTGCCTCAGCTCATGCTGCTCGGCACGCAGTTCCTGGTGATGCTGCTTCCGGCGATCCTGCCGTTGATCCCGCCGATCCTCCGGCTCGTCGAAGTCCTCCTTGGGCTGGCAACCGACGCGATCGAGAAGTACGTCCTTCCGGCTCTCCAGAAGTTCATCGACTACGTCAACGAGATGCGGCCGAAACTTCAGCCGTTCGTAGACGCGGTGGCATGGTGCGTCGACCTGATCGCCAAGGGCTTCGAGTGGCTCTCTGACTGGCTGGTCGGCCACTCGGTCATCCCGGACATGATCAAGCTGATCCGGGACTGGTTCGACAAGGGCAAGACCTGGATCAAGCTGATCTGGGACAAGATCTGGGAGAACACGATCGGCCGCGCCACAGACGCGGCGGTCACGGTCGGCGCGAAGGTCCTGGGCTTCGTTCAGGGCCTCCGGGACCGGTTCAACGACGCCAAGCGCTGGGTCAAGGAGAAGTGGGACGGGCTGTGGTCCGGAGTCTCCGGAACCGTCACCACGATGCGTAAGGGTGTCGAGGACAAGGTCCGGGACTTCAAGGACAACGTGATCGGCTTCTTCCAGAAGGCGATCGACGGGATCAAGACGGTCTGGAACAAGCTCCAGGACATCTCCAAGAAGCCCGTGAAGTTCATGATCGAGACGGTCTTCAACGACGGAATCGTCAAGGTCTGGAACAACACGGCGGCCAAGCTCCCGGGCATCGGGAAGATCAACGAGATGAAGGTCCCGAAGGGCTTCGCCACAGGCGGCGTCCTGCCGGGCTACACCCCGGGCAAGGACGTCCACCGCTTCGTCTCCTCCACCGGCGGCATGCTCGACCTCTCCGGGGGAGAGGGCATCCTCCGGCCCGAGGTGACTCGGGTGGTTGGCAAGAGCGGGATCGACACCCTGAACATGGCGGCCCGCCAGGGCGGCGTCCAGGGCGTCAAGAACGTGCTCAGCAACGGCATTCCACACCAGCGGTTCTTCGGTGGCGGGATCTTCGGAGACGCCTGGGACGCCGTCACGAGCAACCCGGTGGCCGACAAGGTCAAGGACGTCGTCGGCAAGGGAGTCGACTGGGCCCGGGGCGGCCTGGCCGATCTTGCTGAGAAGGCCCTCAAGGCCCTGCTCGGCACGCTGAACGTCCCCACGCTCACGGGCGCGAAGTGGACCGACGCGGTCAAGGCGGTCCCCGTCAGCCTGGCGGACAAGATCGTCGACTTCATCCGGGGCAAGGAAGCCGAGTTCGGGGGCTCCGGCTCATGGATGAAGCCGGTCAACGCCCCCTACGGGACGAAGTTCGGCGTCAAGGGGCCCATGTGGTCCTCCGGGCGCCACACGGGTCTGGACTTCCCTGCTGCCATCGGTACGGCCATCAAGGCCGTGGCAGCCGGGCGGGTCTCCTCCGTGGGCACCAGCGGCCCGTACGGCAAGCACATGACCGTGGACCACGGCGGCGGCCTCCAGTCGCTGTACGCCCACATGAGCCAGATCGTGGCCAAGGCCAAGGAGAACCTGGCGGCCGGCTCGGCCGTCGGCAAGGTCGGAGCGACCGGGAACGTCACCGGCCCGCACCTCCACCTGGAGGCCCGGGTCAACGGCAAGTCGGTCGACCCGATGCCGTACCTCACCGGCGGCGGCTCGGTCTCGTACAAGCCGGGGGCCGGGGTCAAGCAGTGGACTGGCGTGGTTCAGCAGGCACTCAGCCAGGTTGGCCAGCCCCAGTCCCTGACGAACACCACGCTCCGACGGATGAACCAGGAGAGCGGCGGCAACCCCAAGGCCGTCAACCTCTGGGACTCCAACGCCAAGGCCGGGTACCCCTCGGTCGGCCTCATGCAGGTCATCCGGCCCACCTTCCAGGCGCACGCCGGGAAGTACCGGAACAAGGGCCCGTTCATGTACGGGACCTCGATCGACCCGCTGGCCAACGTGTACGCCTCCATGCGGTACGCGCTGTCGGCGTACGGCTCGCTCTCCAGGGCGTACGACCGCCCCGGCGGGTACGACAACGGCGGCTGGCTCCCCGACGGGATCTCCACGGTGAACAACCAGACCGGGGAGCCCGAGGCGATCCTCAACCCGCAGCAGTGGCAGTCCATGATCACGCTCGCCGAACAGGTGAAGCGGGGCCAGGCGGGCGGCCACCAGATCACCGTCAACAACCCGCCGCAGCCCACTGGGGAAAAGCAGGTCGCGGCTGCCCTCTACCAGATGGAACTGATGGGGAGGTAGCTCGTGGCCCTGCTCGTCGGCGGCACGAATGCGGGTCCTGAGGGCCCGAGGATCCGTGATCCTCGGGCCACCTCGGTGACCTGGAGCAGTTCGTCCGGCCGGGTGACGTCCCTGTCTGACTTCGACGACTGGAGATCCGGTGCCTTCGTCATGCCCGGCGTGGCGGGCACCGGCCTCCCGGACTACACCTACTACCAAGACCAGTCCCCGGCCTTCGACGGCTCGGTGGTCCGAGGAGTCCGAGCCGGCCAGCGGCCGATCACGATCCCTCTGCACATCTGGGGGCTGGACAGGCCTTCGTGCCTGAACCGCTTCCACAGGATCGTCCAGGACCTCAACCCGGCCTACGGGCCTGGGACGCTGACCTTCACGGAGTCCGACGGCTCAGCGCGGCGCATCGCCGCGTACTACGCGGACGGCCTCAGCGTGCAGGACGACGACGACAAGACGGGCCGCCACTGGATGACCGCGGTCCTGACCTTCACCGCACCGTCGCCGTACTTCCTCGGCAGCGACAGGACGGTGTCCTTCCAGGTCGGCGGAGGGTCGGACACGTTCCTCCCGCTGCTGCCGTGGAAGGTCCGGGACTCTCAGGTCCTCGGGGCGGTACAGGTGATCAACCTCGGTGAGGTCGACACCTACCCGGTGTGGACGATCAAGGGCCCCGCTACGACGACCACGATAACCAACACGACCACGGGCGAATCGTTCGTCCTGACCCGGACCATGTCCTCCTCGGACACCGCCGCCATCGACACCCGTGAGGGCATCAAGAGCGCCCTCCTGAACGGCTCGACCAACCTCTGGCCGAACCTGAACTCCTCAGCCGTCCTGTGGCCGCTCAGGCCCGGCAGCAACGACGTGAGCCTGACCGTCACCGGCACCACCGGGGACAGCTCGGTCCAGCTCTCGTACACCGCCCGCTACCTCACCGCGTACTGAGGAGGTGGCGTGTACAGCCCTCGCGATCTCCAGGTGTACGTCCGGAACTCCAGCCACCAGATCATCGGCCAGGTCGACGACTTCACCCAGGTCCAACTGGTCCTTCGGTACAACGCCGTCAGCAACTGGTCCATGCAGATATCGACCACCCCCCGCAACGCGGCTCTGCTGACTCCTGCGGAGAACCCTGGCGGCGGCCTGGTCTTCAAGCTCTACGGGACCACGCTGCTCTCCGGCCCGATCCACACCTTCGGGTTCGACTCGGGTCCGGACGGATCCAAGAAGTTCACGGTGGCGGGCCCGGACGACACGATCCACGCCGCTGCCACGCTCGTCTGGCCCGACCCAGCGCACGCCATCGACTCGCAGGCCACCGCCTACTACTCGGTGACGAACTCCGCGGCATACACCGAGACGCTCATGAAGAACCTGGTCAACCTGAACCTGGGGCCCGGGGCGCTCGCCATGAGGCGCAAGAGCGGTCTCACGGTCCAGGCGTCCAGCAACCGGGGGAAAACCGGGCACTCCTTCACGTACCGCTTCGAGACGGTCTTGGAGGCGCTCACCGAACTGGCCCGGCTGGCACCCATCGGGACGCCTCCCGGCTACCTCGGCTTCCGGATCGTCCAGCAGGGCACAGGCATCGAGTTCCAGGTCTACTCGACCCGGGACCGCAAGGACACCGCGACCTTCTCAGAGGGCCGTGGGAACGTCATCTCGTCCTCGTACGAGGTGAAGGCCCCGACCGCCGTGTACGCCGTACTGGGGGCCGGGCGGGACGCCGTGGCGGGCGCTGCCAACGGCGCCGTGGTGGCCAAGGAGCTCTTCGGCTACAGCCGGGCGGGCACGGTCTTCCCCGGCTTCCGGCCCGAGGTCTTCGTGGACGTCGGCGAGATCGACCCCACCGCTACGGACGCACAAGCACAGCTCGATGAGAAGGCCCAGGACGCCCTGTACGCGGCGGCCACCTCTATCGGCGTCTCCATGGACCCGCAGGACACAGAACAGCTCACCTTCGGCAAGGACTACTTCCTCGGCGACCTGGTCACCGTCGTCGTCCCGTACACGGACCCCATCCAGGAGCAGGTCCGAGAGGTCGAGCTGACCTTCACCGCTCAGGACGGGCTCAAGACCGAGATCACCGTGGGCACCGAGGCAACGACCTCCCGCAAGACCTCCGGCTCCACGAAGCGGCTGAACAGCCTCTTCGACATGCTCAAGAAGCTCAAGACCCGAAAGTGAGGTCAGCGTGGCCTTCACGTCCTTTCCCTTCAGCAGCTCGCCTCTGAGCACCGAAGCCCAGTACGCCCTGACGGCCAGCCGCTGGGGCAACGACGGCGTCCACACCGACGACATCGGCAGCACCGCTCTGAAGGTCACGGCGAACGGCACGAGCAACGTCTCCATCGCGGCCGGCTCAGGTTTCGTGAACGGGGCGACCGTCATCAGCGATGGCGCGTACTCGCTCTCCGTGGTCTCCAACTCCGGCGGCTCCTCGGCCCGGAAGGACCTCGTGGTCCTCCGGTACGACGCTTCCCTGGACTCGATCGTCCCGGTCTACAAGACGGGCGGGACGAGCGCCCCGGGGCTCACGAACAGCCCCGGCACGGGCGTGGTGGAGATCCCCCTCGCAGAGTGCACCGTGGCGGCCGGATCCACTGTGGTCGCCTCTGGCGCCGTCGTGGACCGCCGCTGGGGAGTTGGCCGCCCGGTCTCCTACGGAGCTGCTACGAGCCGCCCTCCGTCCCGCAAGGGGCAGCTTCGCGTGGAGGGCAACGACATCCTCCTGGGCGACGGCACGAACTGGAACTACGTCGGCACCGGCGCCGCTCCGGCCTGGAGCTCGTACACGCCTGTCTGGACCGCTGGAGCCAGCACGATCAACTGGGGCTCCGGCGCTCAGAACATCGGCCGGTACAAGATCTTCGGCAAGACGTGCCACGTGACCATCCAGCTCATCCCTGCGGGGAACCCGGCGTCGAACACCGAGCCCCTCAACGTGTCCCTGCCCGTGGCCGTCCAGGGGGCCATGCGCTCGCTGTTCTCGGTGCACCTGGAGTCGGACTCCACCCATGGCGAGGGCTCGCGGAACGGCATCGCGCTGACCCTGCCCTCGGTCAGCATCACCAAGATCTCCCGGATCCGGCTCAACACCTCCTCGGGTACGTCCAGCAACATGCAGACGAACTCACCGATCGACTTCCGGACCGGCGACATCATGACGATCTCCGGCACGTACGAGATCGCCTGACCTTCCACACCCACGCACCTCCGAGGCCATTCGCCTGCGGGGGCTTTTTCATGAGCGAAAGGCAGCACGATGAGTCGTCACCTCTTCGGGCTCTCGGGCGCCGACCTGGCCATGGAGAAGGTCGGCGATGAAGTCCGGCTCCGTGCGGCGGCTGTCGGTACGGTCTGGGACGCCCTCACGAACGGCACCCAGCTCACCGATCTGACCGACCTCGCCGGGACCCCGATCACCCAGATCACGGCCGACACCGAGGCGGCAGTGGGCTTCTACGGCCCCGACAACGTCAGCACGGTCTACGTGGACTTCGGGTACTCCCGGCGCTTCCTAATGACGGCGGTCGACCTCGGAAGCCAGATCGATGACCTCGTGCTGAACAAGCTCGGGCTCACCGGGGGCACGATGCTCGGTCCGATCATCACCTCCGGCTCCCCCAACACTGCGGGCGAGGCAGCCAACAAGGCGTACGTGGACGCTGAGGTCGCCGACGGGGACGTGAACGTCCTAGACGACGCCACCGACTACACGAACGCTCAGGCGGCCCTGAAGGTCTCCAAGGCGGGCGACACCATGACGGGGCCCCTGACCCTTCCGGGGAACCCCACGAGCGCCCTGCACGCCGCCACCAAGCAGTACGTCGACTCCCTGGGCGGTGGAGGCGGTGCAGTCGCCTCGATCAACGGCCAGACGGGCGTCGTGAACCTCACCGCGGCCTCTGTCGGAGCCCTCGCGACCACCCTCCGTGGAGCCGTCAACGGCGTCGCCTCGCTCGATGCCTCCACGAAGGTTCCTGCCGCTCAGATCCCCGATCTCACGAGTACCTACCTGGCCTTCGAGGACCAGTGGGGTAACCAGGCGGGCCCGGCCGATCACAACCTTCTGGCGTGGAGCTTCGATCCCTCCTTCGCTGCCAACACCTCGGCTCCAGTGGGCGGATCGGTCTACCTGGTCAGGATCTTCCTGCGCAAGGCCGCCACGGTCTCGAAGGTCGTCCTCATGACGGTCTCGGCCGGCTCAGGCCTCACGGCCAACCAGAGCTACGCGGGGCTGTACACCGCGAGCGGCGCCCGCGTAGGCGTCACGGCGTCCCAGAGCAGCGCGTGGACCACGGCGAACAACACCCTCTCCATGGCCCTCACGAGCCCGTACAGCGCTGCTGCGGGGTCCTACTACGTGGCCTTCGTGTCCAACGGGGCGACCCGGCCGGGATTCGTCTGCGGCACCAGCCAGGGCACCACTCGGACCGCAGGCAACGCCAACCTCTCGGCGAGCGGCTACCGGTACTGCATCGGTGCCACCGGCCAGACCTCCTTGCCCACCAGCCTCAGCATCACTTCCGCCACTCCCGACGCGAACTCGTACTGGGTGGGCGTGGCCTGACCGGAAGGAGCAGCCCCGTGGCGCTGCCCGCGAACTACTCCTCAGTGCCGGTGTACGGCCGCTACATCGACTTCGCCGGGACACCGGCGCACGGGACAGTCACCTTCACGCCCTCGCTGGGCTACGTGAAGAACCCAGACGCTGACGTCCTGATCCTCTCCACCGACCTGGTGGCCACCCTGGACGAGACGGGCGCCTTCTCGATCCACATCCCGGCCACGGACGACCCGGACGTCACGCCGAGCGGCTTCACGTGGACCGTCACCGAACACCTCAATGGCAAGACCTGGCGGCCTCCGTACTCCATCTCGGTACCCCAGGACACCCAGGCCCCGGGGATCGACCTCGTCACTGTCGCTCCGGTACTCCCCGCGAGCGAGGTATCGAGCTACGTCACCTCGGTGGACGGGCAGGCCGGAGACGTGAACCTGGTCGGGATGTACGCCCCGCTGGACGATGGGGGCAAGGTTCCGCTGGACAACATCCCGGAGATCACGGGCGGCGTGCTCTCGATCAACGGCGCCTCGGGGGCCCTGCTGATCGGTGCAACCGACATCGGCGCTCTGCCCGCCTCCGGGGGCACGCTGACGGGCTCCCTGACGCTGGCGGCGGACCCGACGGACCCACTCCAGGCGGCCACCAAGGCGTACGTGGACGCGGCAGTCGACGGGTTCGAGATGTCAGTCACCTCGGTCAACGGTCAGGTCGGTGCGGTCAGCCTCTCTCCTTCCGGCATCGGCGCTCTGGCGGCTGACCAGAACCTCTCGGACCTGACGGACGTCGAATCGGCCCGAAGCAGTCTCGGGCTGGGCAACGCGGCCACCAAGAACACGGGGGCAACCTCGGGCACTGTCGCCGCCGGAGATGACGGCCGGCTCACCGGCGCAGCGCAGAAGAGCGCCAATCTCTCCGACCTGACCAGCGCCAGCGCCGCCAGGACCAACCTGGGGCTCGGAACAAGCACCACCAGGAACGTGGGAACGGCCGGTACGGACGTGGCAGCCGGAGACGCCCCGCAAGCCGCTGTTGTGGCGCACACGGCCACTCCTGACCCCCACGGGGACCGGGCTTACGCCGACGGGAAGTTCTTTCCGCTGGAAGGTGGGACCCTTGCGGGGCCCCTGAGCCTTCCCGGTGCGCCGACCTCTGCCCTGCACGCGGCGACGAAGGACTACACCGATACGAAGGTCGCGAGCATCACGTTCCCGGTCGCCTCGGTCAACGGTCAGAGCGGTGCGGTCTCCCTGACGGCCGCAGATGTCGGAGCGGCGGCGACCGGCCATACGCACACGGCGGCTGCCGTCGGGGCGATTGCCACGACGGCGCGCGCAGCGGCGAACGGTGTCGCCTCCCTCGACGCCACCAGCCGTATCCCCGCCACGCAGCTCCCCGCAACGACTCCCCGCAACGTCTGGACCCCGCAGGCACTGGGGTTCCATGCCTGGACGTGCGACCCGTACACAGTCGTCAACCCGGTGGCGAAGTTCCTCACGCCCCAGCGGCTGTACGTCTGCGGAATCAACATCACTGAGACGACTCAGGTCAACAGGGTGATCATGTTCGCTCGCGGCTACGGCGGCGTCACGAGCAATCGCTACGCGGCGGGCATCTACCGCGAGGACGGCACGAAGGTCACCAGCACGAGCTCGCCGGTGGCGCTCGCGGCGGCGGGCCAGACGGGCAGCCCGCCTCAGATGGTGTCCGGCCACATCGGAGCAACGCCCATCACGATGCCGTCGACTGCCACTCTGTCGCCGGGCCGCTACTGGGTCACGTGGGTTCTGACGACGGGCGGTACCGCCGACTACGCCTATTACCACGTGCAGAACGAGGCCCCTGTGGCGACGGCGAACTTCTTCTTCGGTACTCCGTTCGCCCGCGCCTGGTACCTCGCCTCCCAGTCCAACACCCCGGCCACCCTGGACCAGGGCGCAGCGGGCGTGCTCACCGACCACGACGTTCCGATCATGGCGCTCGCCTTGGTCTGACCACACAGCCCCCAGCCCCGGGAGTTCCTGGGTGTGGTTCGCCCGGGGCTGGGCTTCCCAATTCGATCGTCCTGGTACTACAGGCGCCGCTACCGTCCCTACATGGACGATTCCCTCTCGTACGAGAGCTTCTTCAAGGGCGCCCAGAAGGCCGCTTTCAGGGCCATGGACGACCACGGCCGGGGTGAGTACGACGAGTTCGCGCTGCATGCCGGTGTCGCCATCGAGCGGCTCGCCAAAGCGGTTCTGGTCAAGAAGAATCCGGCCTACCTGATCGAGTTCCGTAACGGCAACCCGGATATGCTGCTGTATCTCTGCGGTGACCTTGAGCTGGAGATCGACCAAGTCCGTACGGTCGGGGCGAAGGATGCCCTCAAGCGACTTCGCCGGCTCTCGGTACTCGGCCCTGATCCGCAGCTTGACCTGCTGATCGAGATCCGCAATGGGGCTGCTCACACGTCGACCGGCGACAAGGCGAAGTCCCACTTGCCGACGCTCGCCGTCAACATCGGTGCCCTGTTGCGAGATCTCGGACTTCCCGAACCGGCGTTCTGGGACCGCTGGACGAGCGCGGTCGGTGTGGCCGTTGACCAGAAGCGCAGCGAGATACAGCGGGAGGTGGAGATCCGGATCAAGCAGGCCCGGCATCTCTTTGAGGACCGGTTCGTGGGGCTGCCCGAGGGCTCCAAGGAGGCGATCCTCGCAAGTCCCGAGCAGGTCGGGGGCCTGATGCTTGGCCCCATGACCATAAAGAACGGCGAGAAGACGATGTTCATGCTGACCGTGATCCCCTGTCCCGCCTGCGGCGCCAAAGCCTCCCTGAGCTTCGCGCCTCTCGGCAGGTCGAGCACGGGGCGCCTGGAACTGGAACCTGAAGCCCTCCAGTGCCGCTTGTGCGGACTGGAGCTGAACGGTGCCGAGGAGATCAAGGTTTCCGGCGCTGACACCGACGCGGCCACAACGTCCTCATCCGCCCTGTTCAACTTCGGCCCGCCCCTGCCGTTCGATGTCGATGTCGATGTCCGCTGGGGTGAGACCCACACGGGCTGACGCCTCTACTCATCCTCTGAAGCCCCGGCCTCTCCTCCGGGGCTTTCGCATGTCTACACCGCGCTGGTTCTTCCTGCGCCCGCCCGCAAGGAGGACCCGTTGCTCCCTGACCTGCTCATGGTCCTGGCCGCTGCCGAAGCGACCGAGGCCCCCGCCGACATCGGCAAAATGCTCGGCCAGCTTCTCCAGTACGGCGTGGTCGGCCTGGTCGTCGTCCTGCTGATCGTCGGCGTGCTCGTCCCGAAGTGGGCGATGAACAACCTCATCGTCGACAAGGACGGCTGGCGAGCGGCATACGAGACCGAGCGCGACGCCCACCAGGCCACACGACAGCAGCTTGCCGCCGCACAGGCCAGTGCTGAAGTCGCCACCGAGCAGGGCCAAGCGATGGTCCGGCTCCTCGAAGAGTTCGGCCACAGGCCCCAGATCGCCCCCAGGAGCACGTGATGTGGTCCTTCACCCGACGTAGCCAGGTGTCTCCCGAGTCGGAGACCGCGAAGAGGGCCGCCGAGAAGTCCCTCCAGGAAGCACAGGCCCGGACCCCCGAGTCCGAGGCCAAGCTCAGGGAGAGCTGCCGGGTGAAGGAGCAGCTCAAGGCCCACAACCGGGCCAACGCCTACAGCGACTTCATCGAGGGCATCGTCATCGGCCGGCTCGGCGACGGCCGACCGTAAGGGGGACCGCAATGCTCTACGTCACCGCCCTGGCTGCCCTGCTGTGCACCGGCCTGGCCGCCTCCATCGGCTTCCTGGTCCTGCACCGCCCCCGGCGCTTCTTCCGGGTCACCGAGATCAACGCCTCGTGGTGGGTCATCATCGTCGGCCTCTGGTACGCACGCTCGCTCGTGCTCCTGGGAATCCGCGGTGCCCTCCCCTCGCACGAGTGGTGGGACGTGGCGCTGTCCCTCGGCCTCCTGGCCGCCATCGACGCCCTTCTCCTGGTCCGCTTCTTCTCCTACCTCCGGTACCGGCGGAAGCACCCCGAGAAGCCGTCTACGGCCTCCTGAGCGTTTCTCCCCGCCCCTCCCGCCTTCGGCCCGGAGGGGCTTTTCCATGCCCGCCAGAACCCCGCAGGAGTCCTCATGAAGCTCGTCACCAGAACCCAGCTCGGATGGGGCGCCTCCCCCGCTCCTGCCCAAGCGACGACCAAGGGCGTGAAGGTCCACTACGAAGGCGCCGAGGTCTCCTCGAAGCTCCTTGCGGACCACGCCCTGTGCCTGGCCGAGTGGAAGGCCATACGCAAGTCCCACCTGGCCAACGTACGGGAGAACTACTCGGACATCGCCTACAACTTCGGGGCCTGCCCGCACGGCTACCTGCTCGAAGGACGGGGCCTGGGCAAGCGCTCGGCAGCCAACGGCGACCAGCCGCTGAACGTCGCGCACTACGCCATCGTGGGCCTCGTGGGCAGCGAGGGCCTGACCGAGCCCACGGAGGAGATGCTCTCCGCCATCCGGGACGGCATCGAGCTCCTGCGCAAGAACGGCGCCGGTGCCGAGATCCTCGGGCACCGCGACGGGTACGCCACGGCATGCCCCGGTGGCCCGCTCTACGCCTGGGTGAAGAAGGGTGCTCCCCGCCCCGAGGGCACCGAGCCGGCTCAGCCCGCTCCCGTGAAGACGAAGCTCCAGCCGTACCCCGGCGGGGCCTTCTTCATGAAGGGCACGGTCCCCGCCATCGGCAAGTCCTCCCCCATCTTCACGGCCATGGGTAAGCGCCTCGTGGCCAAGGGTTGTGGCCTCTACCTCGTAGGTCCCGGCCCGAAGCTCGGGGACGTGGACGTGAAGTCCTACGAGAAGTTCCAGCGGTCCCTGGGGTACACCGGGGCTGACGCCAAGTGGCCTCCGGGCCCGGCCTCCTGGGGAAAGCTCCAGGTTCCTCAGAGCTGACCCCTGCACACCGAAAGCGCCCCCTCCTGGCTCATGCCGGGCGGGGGCGCTCTTCGTGCGTCTAGCTGCCGTTCTTGCTCTCCAGCCACTCCACGTAGTTGTGAGACGCGTTGCTCCCCTGCTTGCCGGGCGAGATCTTCAGGATCGCCTGGTTCTTCTCGGGGTTGCCGGTGAGGTAGGCCTCGGTCAGGACGTACGGCAGGCCATCCACGCGGAACCGGATGCTGCCGTCGGGATACGCGCTCACACGGATCCTCCTGCCGTCGGGAAGGACTACGTCGTCGGTGAAGTGCGCCATGACGGGCTTGTCAGCCATACAGACCCTCCAGGGTCATACAGGCGTGATGGGCCCATCACGCTACCGACAACACACCGCGCGTGGGCGCTCCTCTGCGTTTCCGGGATGGCCTGCGGCTCGGACAGCGGCTCGGTAAGAATCACTCCGTGGACGCAGGAATAGCAGCAGTGCTCGGTGCGGCAATCGGTGGCGGGCTGACGGGCCTCACGGCCTTCGGCACGGGCATGTTCGGCCTTCGAACTGCTCGCCTCCAGCTCAAGGCCCAGGAGACAGAAGCAGCCCGTCAACGACACTTCGAGAGCCTCCGTGAGTGGCGGGATCCCCGGAGGAAGGCATACGCAGACTTGTTGGACACGGGGCAGGAAGTGTTGGACCTCGTGCGTGCGTTCCAGAAAACAGAAATGTCGGAGACTGACCTGACCGAGCGCATCGACACGTTGTACGTAACTCTGCGCAAGTGCCGTGCTGCTGTGGCGATCGCTGGTCCTGAGGCTGTCGCCCAAAGCGCATTGGAGCTCACGCACGCCGTCGGAGGACTGACCAGCGACATCGAGTTCCTAGGTCGCGTCACCTGGATCTCGCCGGTCGAAATGGCCCTGGAGCTGTTCACAGCAAGCGCCCGCACTGCACTGGAGCACGACGGATCCAGTCAGTAGCCTCGTCAATCCTCCAGGTCGATGACGAAGTCAACCACCGTCGTGTCTCCTCGTCGAACGATCGGGTGGGCGACCTCTACGATCCGGCCGTTGTCGGCGATGTGCCGCCGGGTGTACCGCAGCACGGGGACGCTCGAACCGATCCGCAGGGTCTTGGCCTCGGGCTCGGTCGGCATACCGGAGGTGAAGCTCTCGGTGATCCTGGTGACCCGGATTCCGAGGGATGCCATCTGGGCCCTGGTCCCGCCCGGCCAGGGCTCGTTGATCGGATCCGCCACCGGAGTTCCTTCGACGTCGCTCCAGCGGACGTACGAGGTGCTCATCTGGGTCGGCTGGTCGTTGTCGTGGAAGACGAAGTGGCGCGCGAGCAGGCGTTCCCCCACCTCGCACTCGAAGAGGGCCGCCAGTTCGGGCGTAGCCTCCAGCCGCTCGAACTTCTTGTCCAAGCGGTACTCGGACCAGCCGATGCCCTGGTCCCGCGTGTACGGCGTGGACGGGGCGCCAGGCTTGTTCCGGTAGCGGTCGGCCGCCATCCGGTGCACAGGAGGCGTGGCCCGTACGAGAGTTCCAGCTCGCGCCCTGGTCTCGATCAGACCTTCGTTGCGGAGCTGAGCCAACGCGTTGCGGATCGTCGTCTCTGAGACGGCGTACGCCTCTGCGAGCGCCGGGAGAGTCGGAAGCCGGTCACCAGCTCTGAACTCGCCGGATGAGATGCGACGACGCAGCTCATGAGCGATTCGCAGGTACTCAGGCTGTGCCACACCCACCACCGTTTCGAGTGATCGCGCTCTTTCTGTGCACACATATTGCCCCGATTGACTTGACCAGCGCCAATACCCCCCGTCAATCTGTGCACAGATAATTCTTATCTGTGCACGGAAAGCTGTGAAACCAGGGGACGAGCATGCCCGAAACGGGACATTCATGGACTCGGCAGTTCGAGGCGCATCCCGGCACGGCCCGGCTGGTCCGGTGCTGGGTGACCCTCCGGCTGCGCGACCTGGATGCGTCGCAGGTGGCCAACGAGCTGTTCATCGCCGTGATTGCCACCGGGACCCGCACCGTGGAAATGACCCTCTCGACAGCGGGCACCCGCAGCCGGATCACGGCAGCCGGCTCACGAGTGCTGTCCCTTCGCCACAGCCACGGCCCCGGCTTCACCATCGTCAGCGGCTTGGCCTCCACGTCCGGCACGACAGCGGATGGACGCGGCGTCTGGGCCCAGCTCACCAAGAAGGACTGACATGACAACGATCATCAGGGCAGCGGACTGGACGCTCGGCCCGGAAGTGGCGGCGGGCGCCCCCAGGGAGGCCCTCTTCGAGTCGGAGTGCACGACCTGCGGAGACCGGTCGGGGGCCGAGGAGGGCACCCGCATCCCTGCGGAGGTCTGGGCTCTGAAGCACACGGGCGGCAACCCGGCCCACCGATCCTTCCGTGCGGTCATCACGAGCTTCTGGGCCGTCTCCCCCGCCGACGGGAACCCTTACGCCAAGGAGACACCATGACGCGCGACCGCAAGCCCTGGGTGGGCGATCAGGTCCACGACGAGGACACCGGCCGCGAGGCGATCATCACGGACGTCAGGCGGAAGGAGGGCTACATCCTCCGCCCACTCCACGGCGGAGTCGAGTGGACGAGCACCACTCCCGAACGCCTGACGATCACCGTCCCCCTGGAAGAGCGGGACTCGCTCTGACGCACGACTCCCCGCCGCCCAGACGGGGCAAGAAGGGCCCCGGTCTCGCGCCCGGGGCCCTTCCTTTCGCTGGAGCCTCACGACCTGCAAGGAGTGCCCCCGTGCACAGCAGCACGTTCCCCTGGATGAGCCGCCTCACGGACGAGGAGGCCTACGAGTTCATCGGAGAGCTGCTCCAGGCCGCCCAGACCGCCGGGACCCACACGGGCTTCCTGAGAGCCTTGGACGAACGAGCGACCGCATGGTCCGCCTCCACCGAAGCGTTGACCTCTCAGGGCCTCAGCGAATGA